TGGGAATCACATTAGGTTGACAACAGTTTTAGATTTGTTTGGCGGTTCAGGTTCGACTCTTATCGGCGCGGAGCAAACTGGTCGTGATTGCTTTGTAATGGAACTAGACGCAAAATATTGCGATGTAATAATTCTGCGCTGGCAAGAGTTTACTGGTCAAGAAGCGACTCATGCGGAAAGCGGTAAAACATTTTCACAATTATCCAAATGACCAGAGGTGAAAAAGTCTGCGCTTTTATTGAGCGATATGTTTTAGTCCCAGAGGGTAAACTTGTCGGCCAGCCTATTAAGCTAATGAAATTCCAGAAGAAATTTATAATTGACATTTACGACAACCCCAAAGGAACCAGCCGCGCATATCTTAGCGTGGCGCGAAAAAACGGCAAGTCAGCTTTGATCGCGGCGATCCTTCTGGCCCACATCGTTGGCCCTGAAGCCAGACAGAACAGCCAGATCGTTAGCGGCGCACGCAGCAGGGATCAAGCATCACTGGTGTTTAAGCTGGCCGAAAAGATGGTGCGCCTATCGCCGGGGCTGTCAAAGATCATTAAGGTTGTGCCGTCAAGCAAGATGCTGATCGGCCTGCCGATGAATGTGGAATATAAAGCAATCTCTGCCGAGGCCGGGACGGCGCACGGCTTGTCTCCAGTGCTGGCGATCTTGGATGAAGTCGGACAAGTGCGCGGGCCGCAAGACGCTTTTATTGAAGCCATCGAAACGGCGCAGGGTGCGCACGATGATCCGCTGCTGATTGCGATCAGCACGCAGGCGGCAACCGATGGCGACCTGTTTAGCATTTGGCTTGATGACGCAATGAACGCAAAAGACAAGCGGATCGTTTGCCATTTGTACTCTGCGCCGGAGGATTGCGAGATTATGGACCGCGATGCTTGGTCTGCTGCAAACCCGGCGGTTGGCGAGTTCCGAAGCCTGACTGACATTCAGGATTTTGCCAAGCAGGCGGAGCGGCTACCTGCAAAGGAAAATAGCTTTAGGTGGTTGTATTTAAACCAAAGAATTGAAGCAACCTCGCCGTTCTTGTCACGTTCTGAGTGGGAAGCGAACAGCGCAGAGCCGGAAGTTTCGTCTGGCATGAGCTGTTATGCTGGGCTTGACCTGTCGGCCAGCCGAGATTTGACAGCGTTTGTTATGGCGTTCCCGGTTGGCGATGTGTATCACGTTGTGCCACAGTTTTTCCTACCTGCCGATGGCATCAGAGAGAAGTCAAAAACGGACAAAGTTCCGTATGATCTGTGGGCCGATCAGGGTTTTCTCACGCTGATTGACGGCCCTGTTATCATTCCGGCTGTTGTTGCAATGGCAGTCGCCGAGGCTGCGGAGCGTTACGACATCACGCTGATGGCATATGACCGCTGGCGGATAAACGATTTTCAGCGTGAGCTTGACAACATTGGTGCGCAAGTTCCGATGGCTGCGTTTGGTCAGGGTTACAAAGATATGGCCCCGGCTGTTGACAGGCTTGAACGGCTTGTTGCAGAGCGCAAATTGCACCACGGCGGCAACCCCATCCTCAATATGTGTGCCGCTGGTGCCGTTGTTGAGCGTGATCCGGCGGGCAATAGGAAGCTGCACAAAGCCAAAAGCGTCAGTAAAATAGATGGTTTGGTCGCTCTTGCGATGGCGCTCGGCGCGTCTGCGCATGAAGATCAAACTATATCCAGTTCACCTTGGGACGACCCAGCCTTTACGCTTGCGTCTTAATGCGCTATATTGCGAGAAACCATGCGCGTGGAAAATTAAAAAATGGGCTTACTTGACCGTTTCCGCAAGTCGGAAAACCGAAACCTCGAAAACCCTAATGCACCTGTGTCATCTGCTGACTTCTTGCAGATTATGGGCTGGGGTGATTTTGAGGCGTCTTCTGGTGTAAATGTAAATGTTGACACTGCGCTGGGCGTTCCAGCGATTTGGTCGGCTGTTAATTTCTTGAGCGGCACGATTGCCAGCTTGCCATTGAATGTTTATCAAAAAACTGAGAGCGGGCGCGAGAAATATGAAGGCCGTATTTCTGGCATTTTGCACGATGTTGTAAACGATGGAATGTCATCGTTTGAGTGGCGCAAATATATTTTTGAACAAGTTTTGACTGGAGGTCGCTCTGTCACTTACATCGAGCGAAACGGCAAGGGCGAGGTGGTCAACCTTTATCCGATTGACCCGACAGATGTTCGCGTCGAGCTTATCGGTGGCCGCAAAACCTACCGTCTTGAAACAACAGTTTACGAAGCCAGAGACGTAATTGATATTCCGTTTATGCTGAAGGCCAATCAAGTTGATGTTCGTGGCCCCATTGCTACCAACCGGGATGCAATCGGAATGGCTATCGCGGCCAGCCGATATGGCTCCAAGGCTTTCCAATCCGGTGGCATTCCACCTGTAGTGCTTCAGGGGCCGTTTCAATCTGGTGCTGCGGCGCAGCGTGCTTCTGAAGATGTCGCCAATACAACCGCCAAGCTGGCGCGTGAGGGTCGTCCTGTGATGGCGCTTCCGCTCGGCCATGAGATGAAGCAGATCGGCTTTAATCCAGAGCAAATGCAGCTCATTGAGTTGCAGCGTTTTAGCATTGAGCAGATCGCTAGGATTTACAGCCTGCCGCCTGTCTTCCTGCAAGACTTGACCCACGGAACATTCAGCAACGTAGAGCAACAAGACTTGCACTTTGTGAAGCACACGATCCGCCGCTGGATTGAACAGACTGAAGCTGAATTGAATTTAAAGCTGTTTGGTCGCACGACTAACCTTTATGTCGAGTTCAATGTTGATGGCTTGCTACGCGGCGACATTAAGAGCCGCATGGAAGCTCACGCGACATCGATCCAGAACGCGATCCGCACGCCGAATGAGGTGCGCGACATTGAGAATATGCCACCGATGGACAACGGCGATGACCTGATGATCCAAGGTGCGACAGTGCCGATTGGCACGCAGGGCCAAGTTGTGGTACAGTCGGAAGAAAATAACGGAGATCAAAATGTCTGAAAAAGAAATTCGCGCACGTTTAGACGCTTTTGAAGTTCGTGAAGAGGCCGATGAGCCAATTAAAGTTTCGGGTTATGCTGCGGTATTTGGCGAAGAGACTAGCATCGGCGGATATTTTACAGAAGTTATTGAGCGCGGCGCGTTTAAAGACGCCATTGGTCGCGATGACGTTGTGTTTGTTATCAACCACGAAGGGTTGCCACTTGCACGGACGCGCTCCGGCACTCTGCGCCTGACCGAAGACGATCACGGTCTATACATGGAAACTGAGCTTGACGCATCTGACCCTGATGTCCAAAGCATCGTTCCTAAAATGAAACGCGGCGACTTGGACAAAATGTCTTTTGCATTTATCCCAACGCGCCAAGAATGGGACGAAAGCGGCGACATGCCTCGGCGCACCATTCAGGAAGCGCAGCTCTTCGACGTTTCCATTGTTACAACTCCGGCTTATGACGGCACGGAGATTGGCTTGCGCTCTCTTGAGGCTCACAGAAGTTCGAAAATAAAGTCTCAGGCTGTGCGGCGTCTTAGGATGAAAGCACAGCTTTAACGAATAACGGCGGTTCTCCCGCTGTTCGCCCTTCCCCCGCGCCTTGGGCAAGCGCATATATGGAGGCCCACAATGGCTGATATCAAAGACCTGCGGGAGAAGATGGCGAACATCGCCACTGAGGCCCGCGCCAAACTTGCAGAATTAAACGACAGCACACCAGAAGATCGTGCAGCAGAAGTTGAGCGTGAATTTGACGCTATGATGGCTGACCACGACAAGTTTTCAGCACGCGCTGATCGTCTTGAAAAATCTGAAGCTGCGCTGCGTGCTTCTGAAGCCATTGACGTTTCCAAGCGTCCAGTTGCCGAAGATCGTTCTGCTCCTGCCGTAGATCAAGGTTCTGACATTTCTTACCGCAAAGCATTCTTTTCAATGATTGCAAACGGCGGCGTTGATGGTTTGGACAGCGAAGTTCGCAATGTTCTGCGTCAATCTGAAGTTCGCGCACAAACTGCTGGCACGGCTACTGCTGGCGGTTACACAGTTCCAACTGAACTGGCTAACTTCATTGACAAAGCGATGATCGCCACTGGCCCAATGTATGACGGCAGCTTGTTTACTGTTCTGAATACAACAGGCGGGAATACTTTCAACATCCCAACGGTGAACGATACTGCTGTTACTGCTGAAGCTCACACTGAAGCTGGCACAGTTACCGATGATGGCGGCAAAGATGTCACTTTCGGTCAGAAGACTTTGGGCGCTTATGCGTTTGACACTGAGTGGGTCCGTTGGTCCTACGAATTGGCAAGTGATTCGATCCTCAATGTAGAGAGCCTGTTGGGCGAACTGCTTGGCGAACGTCTCGGTCGCATTGCAAACTCAAAACTGACAACTGGTTCAGGTTCTTCAGACGTTGAAGGCATCGTAACCAACTCAGCTTTGGGCAAAACCGCAGCCGCAGTTGCCGCGATCACAGCAGACGAAATCATTGATTTGGTTCACTCGGTTGACCCTGCTTACCGCGCATCGCCTTCCACAGCTATCATGATGAACGACAGCACACTTGCTGCGGTTCGGAAGCTGAAAGACGGCAATGGCAACTACCTATGGCAAATGGGTAACTACCAAGGCGGCGTTCCACAGAACATTCTGGGCTACAACGTAGTTGTAAATCAAGCAATGGACAGCCTCGCAACTGCGAAAAAAGTCATGTTGTTTGGTGATATGTCCAAGTTCTATGTTCGCAAAGTTGGTGGTCCGTCATTGTTCGTTGCGCGTGAGCGTTTTGCTCCAGATTACGGCATCTTGGGTTATATCCGCTTTGACGGCACACTTGCCAACACAGCAGCGATCAAGCACTTGATTACAGCCTAAACACAGTGAGCAGGGGCTTCGGTCCCTGCTTATCCACTTGAGAGGATTTGAAATGAAAGTTCGTTTATTGACAGGCATGGCTGGCATTGATTTCAGCCATAATTCTGGTGATGAAATTGACTGCAACGCCGCAGAGGCCGCTCGTTATATTGCGGCTGGTATTGCTGAAGCTATTGATGCTCCTGCAAAAGTTGAGCGTGCAGTTCGTAAGGTTAAACTTGAGACTGCTGTAAAGGAACAGTAAATGCCGCAGCCGCTTTTGACACATCACGCGCTTGAGATTGTAGACGCTCCTGCCACTAAGCCTATTACTTTGGCGGAGGTGAAGGCGCAATTGCGAGTTGAGCATAGCGATGACGATGTAATAATACAGCGTTTAATCGACGTTGTTGTTGCTTACACAGATGTTAGGGGCGCTCTTGGTCAGGCGATGATTACCCAAAAATGGGCGCAGTGGATGGGTCCAAACCCAACTCAGAAGGTCGCGCTTGTTCTTGGCCCGGTTCAATCTGTCACTGCGATTAAATATTATGACGTTGATGGCGTTTTGCAAACAGACACGCTGGCAAATTATCAAACCTTTGGCACAGACTTTACCTCAACCGTTGGGCCAAAAGACGGATTTGCTTGGCCTGCCACACAAAATCGTTCTGACGCCATAAGGATTGAATACGAAATAGGATTTGGTGACGCTATCGCTGACGTTCCTCAGAGCATCCGGCACGCGCTTATGCTGCTTGTGGGCCATTGGTATGACAACCGGGAACAGTCACAAGCGGATAAACTGCAAGATATTCCTTATGGTTTTGAAGAATTGCTGAACATTAGCCGGGTTTCTTGGTATGGTTAGGGCTGGCCTTTTGCGTGAGCGTGTTGTGTTTCAGCGTTTGTCTGAAGGTACAGTTGACGCTTATGGAAATGTTTACACGGGCTGGGCGGCGCTGGCTTCTCGGTCTGCTGATCTGCGTGAGCAGAAAGGCAAAGAAAAGATTTCCGGCGGCGTGCTTGAGGATAATAATCTTGCCACGTTGCGCGTTCGCTCTGATAGCATAACTGCGACCATCACTGCCGCTGATCGCGTGATTGCGCGTGGAATAACTTGGGCCATCAAGAACGTGATCCAGATCGACGCAAAAGACACGATGTTTGAGTTCGTTCTGGAAAAAGGCGTTGCGGCATGAAAGTCACTGGCGCAAAGAAACTGGCAAAGCAGTTTGACAAGATACCTGAAGCCGTTGAGCGCCAAGTGGTCAAGACGATCAAACGCAACACGGAGGCTGCTGCGCGGCTGGCTCGGAACCTTGTGCCTGTCGCCACTGGTGAGCTTAAAGGCTGGATATATACCAAATATGAGCGCGGAAACCATGAATTTAGCGGCTCAGTAGAGGCCGCACCTTTAGGCCGTGACGAACAAATAAAGGCCAAGGCCGTTGAATTTGGCCGCACAAAGGGAAATCGCGGTAAGACTGAGGCCCAGCCTTACATCCGCTTGGCTCAAAAACTTCAGGGTCCAAAGTTTAAAAAGAGCATGAAATCGGCTATCAAGCGCGGAATTAAGGAGGCGGTCAATGGCTGATGGGTTTGCACTGTCTTTGCAGAAGGGGCTTCGGGCCACGCTGGCTGCAAATAGCGGCGTGACGAATATTGTCAGCAGCCGAATTTATGATGAGCCGCCGCAGAACGCCACGTTTCCATACTTGCGCTTCGGTGAAATATCGCCAGCCGCGTTTGACACAGATACAATCGAAGGCTCATTGGTCGCTATTACCTTTGAGGCCCACTCTCGCAGCCCTTCAGGCCGCGTTGAGGCCGTCCAGATAGCCGAGGCAGTGAAAGCCGCTTTGCATCGTCAGGAAGGCTCTGTGACGGTTGCTGGTTTCAACCTGATCGAATTGATATTCGAGACGATTTCGGTTACAAGAGATGGTGAAGGTCGTGGCTACACGGCTGTCATTGTGCTTCAGGCGATGCTTGAAGATACTGCCTAAACTCCCGCGCTGTGGGCAAGCGCAAAAAAATGGAGGCCAGTTATGGCTAAACAACTTGGACGCGCCCTGCTGGTCAAAATCGGTGACGCGGCATCTCCAGAGGTTTTCACAAACCTTTGCGGCTTAAATTCAAAATCACTGACAATCAATAACTCTTCGATTGATGTGACAACCCCTGACTGCACAACGCCAGAAGGCGCTTTGTGGACTGCAACGCTTGCTGGCCTGAAGAACTTAGGACTATCCGGCGATGGTTTCTTTGAAGACAGTGTAGCAGAAGCACGCATGAACACAGTGGCGATGGCTGCTGACAATACCGTCAACATGGAAATTGTTGTTCCTGACTTCGGAACATATTCTGGCGCATTTCGCATTGCTTCGCTGGAGTTCGGTGGTGAAACTGAAGGCGGCGTTACTTATTCCGTCTCGCTTGAGAGTAACGGCACAGTGGCCTACGCAGCCGAATAATGGCAATAACTGCTAAAGCAGAACGTGGGGGCATCGTCGAGACAATCGGCGATGCTTCCTACCCTTTCAAACTTCGCAATCGTGAGATTGAGCGTTTTGAGGATCAGCACCGGGGCATCTTTGACCTCTGGGAGGGGTTCTTTGGGCGCGGCACAAAGCCAAACAGCAAGGAAGTTCGTGACATCCTTGCGCTTGGCTTGGTCGGCGGTGGAATGAAAGACGCTGAAGCTGATGCAGTTATTTCAAAATGCACGCCTGAAGACTTGATGAGGCTGTTTCAGATCGCGCAAGCGGTTCTCGGCGTTGCCTTCATGCCTGACGTTGGTGACGAAAAGGTAAAAAAAAAGACGGAGGTCATAGACCCGGCAGATTGAATGTTCGCGGCATGATTGCGAACGGCATTGTGATTGGTTTACGTCCAGATGAAATTCGTGATATGATACCGAAAGATACTTGGATCGTATTTCAGGGATGGTCTGATGCACATTCGCCAAAAGAAGCTGGCGCAGACGCTATGACCTCGACTGATTACAAAGATTTGGTGAGGCGAGTAGATGGCCATTAGTGCGGAAACCTTAAATGTCATCCTCTCTGCGAGGGACAAAGAATTTACACGCGCAATGGATCGAAGCCAAAGGCGCGTTGAGCGGTTTGCAAAGACGTCTAATAAAAATCTTAGCTCAACTTCAAAAGCATTCAGCAAACTTGGCGCTGCCGTCAAGATTGCCGCTGCGGCGTTTTCTGCAACCGCAGTTGTCTCTGGAATAAGAAATGTCACGCAAAAACTAGACGACATCGGTAAAACAGCCGACCAGATAGGCATTACCACAGATGCGCTCCAAGAGCTTCGCACGGTAGCCGAAAGCTCTGGCGTGACATCTGATGCACTTGACAAGAGCATTGAGAAACTGGGCAAGGGCTTGGCAGAGGCGGCAATGGGCCTTGGCACGGCAAAGGATGGTTTAAAGACTTTAGGCTTGAACGCCAGAGACTTGATTGACATGGGCTTGGAAGATGCGCTTGGGGTCATCGCAACTGAACTTAACAAACTTCCAAACCCTATGGAGAAAACCGCTGCGGCAACCCAGCTTTTTGGACGTAGCGGCGCACCTATGATTAACCTCTTGCGCGAGGGCGCAGATGGTATGGCAAACATGCGCAGAGAAGCGCGTGAGCTTGGCGTTGTAATTGATGAAGATTTGATCCGAAGCGCAGAAGCCGCTCAAGACCAACTTGATTTGATGTCTCGAGTTATTGACGCAAACCTTTCAAGCGCATTGATTAACCTTGCTCCTCTGATTGTTGGCACTACTGAAAAGATTGCAGGATTGGCGTCTAGGGCTGGTGATCTAATTAGCAATATAAACCTGCTACGAGAGCAGGGAGTGGGTAAGACTGTTATAACTAACGATTATGTCGACTCATTGGTCAATGAAGCTAGGTCTGCTGGATATGCGAAAGAAGAGCTTACCGCCCTTTTAAAAGCAAAGTTGAAGCTAAATAACGCTCCGGCAGCAACGGACGGTAGTTTTGGGCCAGACCAAGATGTGATTGACCAATTCCACGCAGCAGCGCGTGCGCTTGACGCAGCGTTGGCGGGTGGCCCTAATCGAGCATTTGATGAAAACGCTGAAGCAATTAAGGAGCTTGAAACGGCGGCTCAGAACGCTCTCTCTATAGCGCTTCGGCAAACAGAAGAAGTGCGTGAGCAAGCTCGGCTTCGCGGCATAAGTGCTGAAGCCGCCGAGAGAGAGCGCATAGAAGCTGAAAAGCAAGCCCTTATAGCATCCATAACCGCTCCATATGCAAAAGATGGCACGCTTGAAGACCGACCTATGTTTGTTCAGGAAGCAGAAAGACTTGGCGAGGCTTATGAGGCCGCTGCCATTGCTGCCAGCCGCATTCTAAACCCGGTTAAAAGGGCGACAACCGCCACCACGGCTTTGAAATCGGAAGCTGAACTTGCAAGAGAAGCATACGTTAGTATGCTCAATAAAATGATTGAGGTGTCTCCGGCATTGCAACAACTTGGCTTTGACGCAGAAATCCTTGAAGACACAATGATGATGGTAGAAAACTCTATGGAGCAGGCATTTATGTCAATGGTTGACGGCACGATGTCGGCCAAGGATGCCTTCAAGTCAATGGCTGCTGACATCATCAAAGAGCTTTACCGGGTGTTGGTCGTGCAGCAAATGGTGGGCAGCTTTAAATCTGGCGGCGGCGGCATTCTTGGCTCAATATTTGGAGCTATGAGCGGCGGCGGCAAAGCATCCGGCGGCGCGGTTCAAGCTGGCCAGCCTTATGTCACCGGAGAACATGGCCGCGAATTGTTTGTTCCATCCAGCGCGGGCCGCGTGTTGAGTGTAGGACAATCAAAAGCAGCAGTGGGTGGCGGTGGCGATCAGATCACAGTCAATCAAACGATCAACGTATCAACTGGCGTACAGCAAACTGTTCGTACTGAAATCAAAACCCTGATGCCGCAGATCGCAAACGCAGCCAAGTCGGCGGTTGCTGACGCTAAACGCCGTGGCGGCGCATATGGAAGGGCATTGTCATAATGGCTATTACTTACCCACTAACGATGCCCACCCACACTGGGATAGCCAAGATTGAGCTAAGAACGATCAATGCAGTGGCATACTCACGCAGCCCGTTTACATTCTCTGGTCAGGCTCACGCCTACGCGGGCCAAATGTGGCAGGCTGATATTAGCCTTCCTCCAATGAAGCGCAATGCGGCGGAACAATGGGTTGCTTGGCTTATCAGCCTAAAGGGCCAACTCGGCCAGTTTTACTTGGGCGACCCGTTGGCTTGCACTCCGATGGGGTCGGCGCGTGACGCTGATACAATCCTTGTCAACGGCGCTTTGACTGACGGCAGCGCCATTGCGATTGACAGTGCGCCAACAAGCCAAACAGATTACCTAAAGGCCGGGGATTACATGCAGATCGGCACTGGCGGCAGTCGGCAATTGTTTAAGGTGTTGCAGGACGTTGACACAGACGCTTCAGGGCAAGCCACAGTGGACGTTTGGCCTAATGTCCGCACATCCATAACGGATGATGCCCCCGTCACTGTGCAGAGCGCAAAAGGGCTGTTCAGGTTGTCCAGCAATGAGCAGGCATGGTCGGTCAGCGAGGCCAGCGTCTACGGCATTACGTTTGGTGCGATGGAGGCTTTATGAGCAGAGATATACCAGCCGCATTACTGACGGCTCTTTCACAACCAGAAATCCAGCCATTTTATGCTGTTGAGCTTATGTTTGACCAAAGGACTGTCACTGATGTAAATGGTGATCCGTTTACGGTTGGGCCATTGCGCTTGTGGACCGGGACCAGCGACAGAGTAATTGAAGTGCAGGGAGCGGATCAGACGTTCACGGCAACTGGTGGGCTTCTTTCCATCGGTGGTCTGGATGAGGTCAGCGACTTGTCGGCCAAGTCTATTCAATTAACGCTCTCTGGTATAAACACATCAATATTGTCGATAGCCTTGCAAGAACCATATCAGCGCCGAATTTGCCGCTTATACTTTGGTGAGCAGAGCGTTGATGACGTTGTGCAGATATTCGCTGGCAAGATGAACACAATGTCTATTCATGATGAGTCAACATCTAGCTCAATCACTTTGGACGTTGAGAGCAATCTTATTGAACTTGAGCGTTCAAGTGGATGGCGTTACACAAACGAAAACCATCAATCCAGATATGATGGTGACACTTTCTTTTCATACGTTCAAACCATACAGGATCAACAAGTAGCATGGGGCCGAAGCACAAGTTAAACATCTATTTGTCCAATTTATCGGATGAGCCATTCGAGTGGGGCGTAAATGACTGCTTTACCTTCACCAACGGCGCATTTCGTGCTATGTATGGGTTCGGTTATGCTGACGATTGGATGGGCCGTTATATGAATGGTGCTTCACCAAAAAACGCCACGAGTATGCGGAGAGAGTTTAAGCACTCTACATTGTTTTGCGGTCTGGCGAGCAAGTTGCTCAGATCGGAACAGCCTGTTTTCGGTAGCCTTGTAACCACAAGCAAAAGCCAACGTTGGGTGACTGGCGCTGCACTTGGAATTTCTATAGGGTCTAGGGCAGTCTTCTTGTCAAAAGATGGCCTAATAAGATTGAATGTTGAAGATGTAGAAAGTTCATGGGTTCCTAAATGAAAAATACTAACGTCCCTTTCAATGTTATGCGCCACCGCAATCAATTTGAAATAGCTCCCAGAGACCCTATTTCAGCCGCTATTGCTGTAGCGGTTACAGGAGCGACAACAGGTGTTGCCTACTACGCTGTGTACGCTCTCAGCACTCTTGCAATTTCTCTAGTCACTTCTGCTGTTCTCGGCGCACTTACACCTAAACCTGACTTCGGCGGCATTGGTAACAACTCAGGGCAGCTTTTATCCAACGGCAAAAACGCATTATCTCCAGCTCAATTTGTTTACGGTCAAGCACGCAAGGGCGGCACGGTCACGTTTATTGAGTCAACGGGTGATACCAACAAAATATTGCATCAGATCATCGTATTGGCTGCGCATGAAGTTGAAGAGATCGGCGACATATATTTTAACGATCAGATTGTCACGATGACTAACGAGAATGTTACCTCCGCGCCGTTCAATGGCTTTGCAAAGGTATATAAACATCTTGGCGCTCAGACTAGCCAAGACGATGCCTTCGCCAATTCTACGGCTACCCTCACAAGTACCCTGAAAACCGAAACATCTGTCGACATTAGCTTCATAGGCAAAGGGCTGGCTTACATCTATTGTCGTTTCACTTATGACCAAGACGCTTACACTGAAGGTCTTCCTGTAGTTACCGCTGTTGTCAAAGGCAAAAAGGTGGTCAAGACGATCAGCGGCGTGGATCAGGCGGCGGCTTACAGCAACAACGCGGCTTGGTGCATCAAGGATTTTCTAGAGTCAAATTATGGATTGGCTGACAGCTCTATCAATGACGCAACATTTGAGGCCGCTGCGGCAGTTTGCGACGACACAACAATCCTGTCGGACGGCACCCCGCAGTTCACGATGAACGGTGTCATCGGCTCAAACGAAAGCATTGGTGACGTTCTGCAGAGGATGATGACCACATGCGGCGGCACTTTGTTCTGGGGCGCTGGCTCTTGGCGGCTTTATGCTGGAGAATTTATAGCCCCAACAAAAACATTGACTTTAGATGATTTCCGAAGCGGCATAAGTTTGGACACCAAGGTTTCCATGCGCGACAACTTCAACGCGGTTCGCGGGACGTTTATCGACAGCTCGGAAGATTACATCAGCACCGATTATCCTCAAGTTGGGTCTTCTCTTTTTCTAGCTGACGACAACAATGTCGAAACGGTTCTTGACTTGAGCCTTCCGTTCACAACAAATTCGCTGGCGGCACAACGGATAGCCAAGCAGATGCTTTACCGCAGTCGTGAGCAACTAACACTTAGCGCAGATTTTGGAATGAATGCGTTTGATGTTGAGGTCGGCGACTTTATCAAGATTAGAAATGAACGGTACGGCTGGGGAACTGGCGACGAGAAAACATTTGAGGTCACTGGTTGGAGATTGCGACCTGACCCTAATTCGTTTGATCTTCGCGTAAATTTGACCCTGCGCGAAAGCAGTCAGGCCGCATTCGGGTTCTCCGCACTTGACGAACAAACAATTATATCAAACAACACTACGCTTCTGAAGTATTATGAAGTGCCGAGTATCGGTTTGAGCGTGACACAAGAATATCGTGAGGTAAACGAAAGCGTTGTGAACGCTTTAGTTGTTCAGGTTACAAGCAACGCCATTGACCGGGTGGATTCCGTAATTCTGAAATATAAGAAAACATCAGATACCAATTTCAAATCTGCTGGTCAGACTATCCTTTTAAACGAGGGCAACGCTGCTGGGCGATTTGAGATTGTAGGAGTTGACGCGCCTCAAATCAGCGAGGTTCCTATAAATTACACAATATCAGTTACACCAGTGAATGCTCTTGGATTTAAGGGCGGCGAAGTCACAACACTATTTAACGTCACAGCAGACACCATTGCGCCAGCTTCGCCAAGTTCACTTACTCATTTACTGTCTGGAGGCACAATATTCTTTGAGTGGCCTGCTGTAAGTGAATTAGACTTGTCTCATTATAAGCTGTACTTTTCGGCGACTTCATCTGCGTCTTTTGGCGACTCATCGGTTCTGCCAAGAATACAGAAGATCGCTCGACCAGCTACTTCAATTTCATATCCGGCACTGTCTGGTAAGTTTTTTGTTTCTTCCGTTGATAAGACGGGCAACGAAAGCGCCGCTGCGGCATCTACTATTGTTCTGCCAACCGAGCTTCCGACTCTAGGCACAACTACTACGCACACAGAAAGCCCCGACTTTGATGGTATCAGAACTAATCTTACGGAATCTGGCGGCAGCTTGTTTATGACAAGTTATTCATCGGCGGGAGCATCCGGCGTCTATGAGTTTTACCATAATGGCACTGGTTACTTTGATGCCGGAACCACGCGAACGATTAGAGTATCAACTGGCATAACTGTTTCTCGCAAGCACGCAAATGCTGTCAGCGGCGAAGTTGACTGGGATGACATTCCCGGCAACTGGAACACATGGCCCGGTGATTTTGACGATTGGACAGGCGAGACTACTGACTTTGCAGATTTTGCTGTATTGATTGAAGCGAGGGCATCAACGACAGTGGCCGGACTGACCAGCGAAAGTTGGGTCGAAGCTGCTGGTGAATTGGTCGGAAGATATGTAGAGTTTAGGGCTACCCTTTCAAATTCCGGCGCAAACGTGACGCCAAACATAACCGCACTCAGTGCGACAGTGGAGTATTAATAAATGGTACAGAACACCCTAGTTATTGACAACCAAGCCGCAAACCCTGCGAGATTGGACATTCAGGAGGCTATACGAGCAGTTGCGACAAATAGCAGTGATGCAACAGCCAGCCCTACTGCATCTACCCCACCAACCACAACATACCCAAATATGTGGTGGTATGACACATTTACTCACCTCCTAAATATTCGCAATGAGGCCAATAATGCTTGGCTTAATGTCGCATATTTAAACCAAGGTGGCACTTTTGAGGTCTTGGATGACACCAAGGTTGTTAATACATCTGGAACGCAAACGGGATTGCTTGGAGATCAAACTACAGGCACTTGGGAAGCTGGAACAGGCACTACTGAAAGCCTTGTGTCGCCAGCTAAAGTTAAGGCTTCTGTAATTGCTAATGCACCTTCATTTTCTTTAAACCTTGGTACCTTTACTTCGGCTTCTGGCAATAGCTTTCTTGACTTCTCAGTGCCAACTACGGCTACAGAAATTCACGTTAATTGGTATGACGTAGTTAATTCTGGCTCCGTGCAGGTTCAGTTGAAGGTAGGCGGAACCCCTGTGACATCTGGATACTACTCGGCTTCTGGTACTTCTGGGGCTGAGTCTGGACTCACAACTGGCTTTTATATGTACTGTGTCAGTGGCAGGCAGATGAACGGAGTAATGACCATTACTAAGGCCTCTTCTTCTGTCTGGATGTCAACCCACTCAGGAACCCAGAGCTTTGCGGAGAACAGTGGTGCAGGAAGGCTGGTTGGGGCTGGGACTGTAAATGGAGTTAGGTTCAGTTGCGCTAGCAGTTTTTCTGCGGGTGAAGTATCCGTATCTTGGAGGTAACGTTTGCGTAAAGACTAGAGCTGGCATAATGAACAACTATCGTGTATTATAGCCCTGCATGTGCAATGTTTTAATAGGAGGCCGGATATGGCTATTTTAGACAACAGAGTGTTTGACAACGGCCTGACCGTTTTGGACACCGAAGCGAATAAGATTTTAGTTACTTCTCAACAGGCGTCAACATACACCGAAGCAAACGCAACTTATGCGCTGGGAAACAGCTCATCTTTGACAATTGCCGCACCAAGTGATCGCTCTGGCGGTGGTCGTGAGGTTGTAGTTGCTGCAATTACTGATGGCTCGGTAACTGGCACAGGCACAGCAACACACTATGCTATCGTTGACACTGCCAACACGCGCTTGTTGGCAGCTGGTAGTTTGTCGGCCTCACAGGCCGTAACAACTGGAAACTCCTTTTCGCTGACATCCGTTTCTATCGGTATTCCTGATCCAGCTTAAAAGGGTAATATAACATGGTAACTCTAGTAAACAGAGCCAAAGTAGCCACTGCCACAACTGGCACTGGAACAATTACACTTGGTTCTGCCGAGAGTGGCTACCAAACCTTTGCTGATGCTGGCGTGGCAAACGCTGATGTCGTTCGATATGTCATTGAGGATGGCACGGCATGGGAGATCGGCACAGGCACCTACACGGCGACTGGGACAACACTTAGCCGTACACTAGGTGAAAGCTCTACAGGGTCTTTGCTAAGTCTCACTGGCTCAGCGGTGGTGTTTGTGGGCGCTACGGCGGAGGATATTCCTGCGCTTTATGCTGACAGTGCTAACGGAAGTGCAGTCACTCCCACTGCTAACGCAGGTGGCTCTTATAATAGTGTAGCCCTTGGCAATGGTGCAGATATTGGCTCTGGTCGTGGAGACAGTATTGCAATTGGCACAGATGCTTTAGCTAACCAATCACAAGCCCTTGCAATAGGCAGGTCAGCTACGGTCAATTCCTCTGGGACATGGGGTACTGCGGTAGGGCGAAACAGTGTCGTAAATGGTCAATCGGCGGTGGCTTTAGGGAATAGCTACAGTAGCGGTACAGACAGCCTTGCAGCGGTTATAGACAACAACACCTCTACCTACGGCGCTACTGGTGCTAATAGTATTGCGATGGGTGACAGGTCTTCCGCCAGCGGATCACGAGGAATTGCTATTGGTGGCTTTGGCGCTTTGGCGAGTGGCATATCATCACTGGCGTTTGGGTATCAGGCGACAGCTAACCAAAGCTATGCCTCTGGGTTTGGCTACTCTAGTAAAGCATACGGACAATATTCATGGGCGGGTACTGAGAGTCATGCGAGTGGTCTTAGATCAGTAGCCCTTGGAATTGGCGACACAACGACTACTTACGGCGCACAGCACACAAGCGGTGTAGCTATTGGATATCAAGCAGTCACGACAGCCGACAAGCAGATTGCACTGGGTTCAAGCACAGCACAAGTTAAAGTGTCTGGCACATACACCCTACCCACCGCAGATGGTACAGCCAATCAGGTCTTAACTACTGACGGCTCTGGAGCAGTTACGTTTGCTACTGCTAGTGGTGGAGGTGGCGGTGATCCTGCGCTTTATGCTGATAATGCCTCAAGTGCCGTTACCCCAATCGCGACAGGGGCTAATGCATTTTCGATTGGTACAAACACAACAGCAAGTGGTGTAAGTGGAATCGCAATCGGGGCTGACGCAGTGGCGTCTGGATATCAGTCACAGGCGATTGGTAACCAGACTGACGCTACGGCAACCAACTCTTCTGCACTTGGGCAAGGGGCGCAAGCTACGGCCTCTAATGCAGTAGCCATTGGTAAAGCCACTGCTTCTGCTACTTACTCCACAGCGATGGGTAAAACTTCAGGCAACGATGGCGCAGTTGCTACGACAGGCGCTGCTGCAATGGCGCTCAATGGTTATGCTTCGGGTGCTGCTTCCTTTGCTGCGGCTATAAACAACAACACCTCAACCTACGGTGCTACTAGTACAAGCAGTATTGCAATCGGAAAGCAGGCAAAAGCTACAGGAGCCTACGGAACGGCGATTGGCGAGGCGACACAAGCGACTGCATCCAACAGTGTTTGTATGGGCTACTACAGTCAGGCGACTGGTCAAGGGGCTGTGGCGATTGGCTATGACGCTCAAGCGACAGCAGGTAAATCTTACTCGTTTGGCTTGAAGGTTCGAAACGCAATCCAGAACACATTCCGATTTGCGGGTGGTCACTTTAGTGCTGCTGGTGATGCTCAGTCTGGCATATACATCATGCGGTCTGATACTACAGACGCTACAGCAGAGGCACTGACAACCACAAAGACAGCAGCCTCTACAGACAACCAAGTCATCCTCCCCAACAACTCCGCTTACTTCTTCAGCGGAACAATCATTGCCCGTGAGCAGGCATCTGCTGGCACTGACGTAGGTGCTTGGGAGATCAAGGGTGCAATCAGGCGAGAGGCTAACGCAGCCTCCACGGTTCTAGTCAAATCAACAATAGACGACTTCAACGTCCCGACTGGATGGGCTGTCGCACTAACGGCTGACACTACCAACGGTGGTCTTGCCATCACAGTCACAGGTGCGGCCTCCACGAACATTCGGTGGGTAGCCACGGTCAATACTTCGGAGGTAACCTACTAATGGGCGCTATTAATGTAAAACATACAGGCTCAGGTGCAGCCATTGCGCTCTCATCTGATGGCACAAGTTTACTCTTAGACGGTACTGCTATTGGTGGTGGAGGTGGTGGCCTTGACCTGTTTGTTGAGAACTACGATGGATCATCGACACTACCAACGGCGACAGGCTCCAACTCAATAACGGTGGGCGCAAACGCTGCGTCGAGCGGTACTGACAGTATAGCTTTAGGTCGATATGTAACGGCCTCTGGTTTTAGGTCTACGGCTTTAGGTCGGTATACAACTGCAAGCGGTCAATCCTCCACGGCTATTGGTTCAAACGCCCTATCTGCTGAGACATCTACAATTGCAATTGGTTTTTCAAGGGCTGGAGATGCGTCAAACGCAATGGCTATAAACATTGCCAACAACACGGCTAGTTACGGAGCGACAGGTCTTCAAAGCACTGCGACTAGTTATTTGGCTAAGGCCACCGGGAACAACAGTATCGCCATAGGAAATACCTGCGTTGCAAGCAGTTCTTATTCTCACGCAATAGGCATTGGCGCACAAGCGTCTGGGACAGGTTCTTGGGCGACAGGTCTTAGGACTGACACCAACGGAGTCATAGGAAAACATGTCTGGTCAGGTGTTGCTCTAAGCGGAAATAATGATGGTTCCACCCAAACAGGCACCACCGTTCTCGCAATTGCTACGACAGATGCAACGGCAACTGCTCTAACTACGTCCGCTGACACAGCAGATGCAACCAACCAATTGATTGTGAACAACAACTCAGCTTACGCTTTCACTGGCACTATTGTAGCCCGTCAGAAAGCAAGCGAAGGTACAGCAAGTGCTGCATGGAAAGTCGAGGGTCTAATCCGCAGGGAAGGTTCTGCTGGTACAACTGTGCTAGTCAACTCAGCCACTACAGTCCTAGACAACACCCCAGCTTGGGGTATGGCTCTAACCGCTGACACAACTAATGGTAGTCTTGC